ATGAGGGCTACGTAACCTCTGACGACCTCACCAACGATGGCGATGCTCTGATCCACCTTCTGCGCGGACTGTTCAAATGACAGAGCCCAACAAAGGGCCTGCTGGCCCAAGCGCAGAGAAGGCTCGGGAAGACTTGATCGAGCGCGCAGTCAAGAAGGCTCGCCAGGAACGTCCGGTTCGTAGCATGAACCCAGACCGTGACTTCTCCTGGGAAAACACTGATTTTGGGGACCACGAAAATGACTGACATCAAGAAAGTAGACGAGACCTGGGACATCGACAAACTGGTCCCGTACGCCATGAACAGCAAGAAGCACGAGCCGAAGCAAGTGGCCAAGATCGCAGCGTCGATCGCCAAATTTGGCTGGACTACCCGGATCGTTGTTGAGCCCGACGGCACTATCATCGCGGGTCACGGCCGGCGTCTTGCTGCTATCGACCTGCTGCAAGAAAAGGTTCCGGTGACAGTCCTGAAGGGCATCACCAAAGATCAGGCGAAAGCTCTGCGCTTGATCGACAACAAGACCAACGAAGGTGGTCACGACACCGGGCTGCTCAGCCAAGAGCTGAAGGAGTTGGTGCTCGATGACGGATTCAACATGGGTGACTGGTTCGACACTCGTGACCTGAACTTCGCAATCGAAGACCTGGGCGATATCGATCTTGGCAGCTTGTCTGAAGACATCGGCCCTGAAGTGTCCGCACAGACCAGTCGTACCGAAGAGCAGATCGAGACCACCGACGAGAACGATGTGTCGATGACCAAAGCGATGGGCATCACGAAGATCACTGGCAGCCAAGCCCGGGAGCTGAAGCGTCACATCGGTCATGCTCAAGATGTCTATCAGTGTGACGCGGCTACCGCTCTTCTGATGGCTCTCGAAGACTGGTCCAAAACTCAAACCATCGAACTGGATGACGGAAAATGACCAAGTATGTCGTGAACAAGACGTTCCCCAGCAAGGTAGTCCGCAGCGCTCGCGTTCTGGAAGTCGCTGAGGCTTTCGGCCTGGGCCTGGAAGACAAAGAATTCACCGTCTACAAAGACTTCGAAATCGAGGTCAACCAGGGCGACGTGGTTTATATCACTGGTCAATCCGGGTCGGGTAAGTCTCTGCTGCTGAAAGACCTGGCCCGGCAGATCGCACTGACTGAACAGGTCGCTGACCTGGACTCGGTAGCCTACAAAGATGTGCCTCTGATCGACCAGATCGGTAGCAACACCGATGAAGCCATCCAGATTCTGTCGATGGCCGGACTCAACGATGCCTATCTGTTCGTTCGCAAGCCGTCTGAGCTGTCTGACGGTCAGCGATACCGTTTCAAGATCGCTCTGCTGATGCACTCAGGCTGCAAGGTGTGGGTAGCGGACGAGTTCGGGGCTGTGCTGGATCGCGTAACTGCGAAGGTTGTGGCGTTCAGTCTGCGCAAGCAGGCAGCAAAAGTGGGCGCTACAGTCATTGTGGCAACCACTCACAAAGACCTTCGTGACGAATTGGCGCCCACTGTCTACGTGGACAAGCGCTTCAAGGACAAAATCAACGTAGAGGTAGCGCCAGCATGAGCGAATTGATCGAGGTGAACTTCAAGAACGGCACGATCATGAACCGTCGGGACCTGGAGAAGCAGCCTGAAGCGCCAAAGATTCAGAAGGACGAGCACTTTCAAGCCATGGTTCGAGGCATGAAAGCAGGCGCTGAAGCGATGCAGAAAGCTGGCGGTGACTGGCGGCGCATGATGATCGTCTTCCACGACGATGTTAAAGGCGTCAACCACTGCTACACGGTCTGGAACAACCAAATCTTTCAGTCCGCTGAAGCTCTGGAAATGCTTCATGAGGCCCACGATCGTGTGATGGCCGATATGGTAGGGGTTGAGCCTCATGATCCAGTCTGAGTGGGAAGATGTCATCGAGTACAACCCGGCCGCCAAGCCGCGGTTCTCGCTGTGCGATGGGATGGTTGTCGAGCCTGGTACCAAAGCTGACTGGGATCAGCTTCACGACCTTCACTACAAGGCTGAGAATCTGCCCGCCGGCCCGCGGTACTGGCGTTGTGTGACTGCTGATGGTGATCTTGTGGGCATCGTCGTGCTCTCCACGGTGAGCCTGCTGTTGGCTCCTCGTCACCAGGTCTTCCCGAAACTGAAGCCTGGGCAGGACAGTCACTTCACCAACGTACACCGGGCTACGTTCTTGAACGCCAACTTCAAGCGTGCAGCCAGGATTGTGACGGACACGATGTACCGCGGTATCGGTGTTGCGTACCGGATGGTCAACCTTGCGATGCGAATGGAGGGGAAACGGTTCATCGAGATTCAGTCTTCGATGTCCAAGTTCAACCCGTTCGATATCAAGGCTGGCTTCAAGCACGCCCATTTGAAACCTGCCGCAGCCTACGAGCAAGGCTTGAAGTTCATGCGGTCGCAGTTCAAAGCTCACCCAGCGGATCATCAGGCGGTCATGGAGGAACTGAATAGCTTCTCCCCTACTCACAGAACCCGTGTGATGACAGCGATGCAAGAGTTCTACTACCGTCACAGCGCACGCGAGAAGACGGGTTCGAACCTCAACGCGGGTACGGGCAAGGTTCAAGGGATGGCTGCGTCACACCTGCTCAGGGAGCTTCAGCAGCTTGTGTTCGCCAGCCCAGTTTACGGAATCTGGACGAACCCAGACCTGGGGAAAAAGATTCCACAACGCTTACCACTCCGGGCTTTCGATTTGCAGGGTCCGAACGAACCATTGAGGTTGGATTTGCTATGAAACCGATGACTACGAAACAGCGCCACATCATGAAGATTGTGGTGATGGGGAACCTGGACGTGACCGGTGCCAGAGAATCCAACGTCGATGTGTATCAGGTGATGAACCGGATTCCATACGACACGACCCGGGAGTCCATGATGTGTAGTCTTGGAATCCTGGAGAAGCAAGGTTGGTTGGTGAAAGCAGGAAAAGAAATCCGAGATGGTCGAATGAAGCAGACTTTGGAACCTACTGCTGCTGCTATCCGGGTTATCTCTCCTCCGAAACCTGTTAAAGCACCGGAGTATGAAGAGATTGAGTTGGACGATGATGACATTGTTTTGTTGGAACTGAACTGATCCGGTGTGCCTGCTTTTCCCTTCTTTAAGCTTCTTCTTGTTTCTTACAAGTTGTTAAGAGGGACAAGCAGTATATTCACACCGGTCAAGTATTATTGCAATAAGGCAGTGTTAACTACCTGAAAAATCGAGCGTGTTGACTTTTCAAGGATCATCCGGTCCAATGATGGCGCTTGTGAGTCGTTCCATGAAGCGGGTTTCGGCCCGCTATTTTCAAGACGGATGCTATGACTGAACCTACTGTGACACCTGCCGCAGCACCCGAAGAAGACAAGTCCAAACGTCTGACTGGACGGGAGTATGCCCGGGCCAAGACGATGTGGACTTCAGGGGACTACAGCCTCAAAGAGATTTCCGATACCGTCGGCGTCAGTGGCACTGCCCTGAGTCGCCGGTTCAAACGCGACAGCGTATCCAAAGGCAGCGATGCCAAGAAGGTATCTGCCGCGGTAAAACGTGCCATCGAGAAGACCAGTGCTGCGCAAGCAGAGGAATTGGCCTCGACTGCCCACGACATCAAGATGATTGCCTTGAAATCCCTGGAGCTGTTCAACAAGAAGGCATACGCCGACGTTGTTCAAGCGATCAAGGACAAGACTCCCCTTGCCGATCGGCTCAATGATCTGAAGGCTCTCAACGAAGCCTCCAAGATCATCGCGCTCAATTACGGCACCGGTGCTCGTATCCTGGGTCTCGACCAGGCTCTCAATCCAGACGAATCCCTGCCGGAACTCCAGATTCACATCATGACCGAAAACGATGTGGCTGAGCTCCGCGAACAACAACGTCGTGAAGAAGCCGAAGCAAACGGTGAAATCGACGATGACGATCTTCTGGGGACCGAACTGAGCCCGGATGATCTGGATGCTCTCGACGAAGCACTTGATGCCGTCGAAGATGACATCGTGGTTGAAGGTGACGAGCCGGCGGTGACCTGATGAAGATCAAGAGCACCTCGGTAGTCACACCAACCACGCAGCCAAAAATTGGTCTACACCCAAAGCAGTCCGAGGTTTTTCTCGATACGACTCGCTTTCGGGTTGTGGTCGCCGGCCGCCGCTGGGGTAAGACTGCGCTCGCCAAGACAGAGATGATCCAGCGAGCCAAGTTGCCTGGGCTCAAGATTTGGTACATCGCCCCGACCTATCGGATGGCGAAGCAGATCATGTGGAACGACTTGAAGGCTTCGATCCCGCGGAAGTGGATTCTCCGTGAGCACGAAACCGAGATGTCGATCACCCTGCGAAATGGGACCATCATCGAGTGCAAGGGTGCTGACAACCCAGACACACTCCGAGGTGTTGGTCTGAACTTCGTAGTCATGGACGAATTCCAAGACATTCGACCAGATACCTGGACCACGATCATTCGACCTACTCTGGCGAAAGACCGCGGTGAAGCTCTGTTCATCGGTACACCCAAAGCCTACAACCAGTTGTACGAGGTGTATCAGTTCGGCCAGGACCCTCTGCGCAAAGCGTGGAGCTCCTATCAGTTCCCAACCATCACGTCTCCGTTCATTCCCGAGTCAGAAATCATCGAAGCTCGGCGAGACATGGACCCTCGCACGTTCAGACAGGAGTTTGAGGCGTCCTTCGAGACAATGAGTGGACGAGTCTACTACCCGTTCGATCGGCGCGAACACTGCGATCCCGCAGTCAAGTTCAATGCCGGCCGACCTATCTTCGTGGGCGTCGACTTCAACATCGACCCAATGTCCGCGTGCATCATGCAGCCTCAAACAAACGGTGAGCTGTGGGTCATCGACGAGATTTTCCTGCACAACTCGAACACCCTTGAAGTGTGCGAAGAGCTGGAGAAACGGTATTGGCGTTATATGAGCCAGATCACGATCTTCCCTGACCCGGCTGGCGCTGCACGTCAACATGCCCGCGGTGAGTCTGACCTTGAAATCTTTCGTCAGAAGGGATTCAACAGGATCAAGTTTCGTCGCAAGCACCCATTGATTGCTGACCGAGTGAACGCCGTGAACCGTCTGTTGAAAGATGCGGCTGGCAAAGTGACTCTGAAGGTAGCTCCTGGTTGCACGAACGTTGTTCAATCCCTGGAGCAAACTCTGTACATCCCGGGCAGCCGTGACATCGACAAGAAGGCTTCGATGGAGCACATCACTGACGCCATGGGTTACTGTGTAGAGCTGGAACACCCGGTCAAGAAGATTGTTCTGTATGGACATTCGCTGTAAAAACGCTTGCACATTGGCGAACACGTCCATTAACATAGTCGACATTCAAAAGTGGATACTCCAATGCCAATCGACACCAAACAGGCCAAGGCCATCGTTGATCGCAAGCATCCTCTCTACGGGGAGCTGCTGCCGCATTGGGATTTCCTTGAAGCAAGTTACCGCGGTGGTCGTGCATGGTTCCGAGACAACATCTTCCGCTACATCAAAGAAGGTGATATCGAGTACCGCGACCGAGTATGTCGGGCTTATCGCTTCAACCACACTCGTGAAACAGTGGACCTGGTAAACAAGTACCTGTTTCGGGCAACGATCAACCGCAAGGTTGAAGACGCGCCCAAATCCGTTCAAGCGTTCTGGAAGAAAGTCGACAGTACTGGTCTGGACATCGACGAGTTCATGCGGGTTGTCTCGCTGAAGCAGTCGATCTTCGGCCGCCCATGGATCGTCATCGACAACCGTGTGACTGCTGAAGACCTGGCTGAAGACGCATCTGAAGCAGATGTGCCTGAACCAGAACTCTACGCCTACATCGTTCCGCCGCAGCAAGTTCCCGATTACGCATTCGACGAAGCCGGTGAGCTGTTGTGGGTTCTGATCGAAGAGCACATTCGTGATGACGCCGACCCAATCAATGGCTCGGGCAACATTCACTGTCGCTACCGTCTCTGGACTCGTGAGTACTGGTTGCTGATCGAGTTCGTCAAAGGCGACGAGAAGAGCGACGGTGAGTGGGTTCAGACCGACTTCGGTATTCACGACCTGGGTATGGTCCCGGTCATTCCAGCAAACAACGCCATCGGCAGTGACAAGTGGGATTGCCCAGCACTGATCGCTGACGTTGCGTATCTGGACCGCGCAGTTTCGAACTACGCCTCGAATCTCGATGCGATCATTCAGGACCAAGCATTCAGCCAATTGGCTATGCCGGCCCAGGGTGTTCTCCCAGGTGACGATGCGTACAACAAGGTTCTGGAGATGGGCACCAAGCGCGTGTTCCTCTACGATGGCGAAGGCGGTTCCGCACCAGTCTTCTTGTCACCGGACCCAAGACAAGCTACATTGATCCTGGCTGCGATCAGCCAACTGATCAACGAGATTTATCACTCTGTAGGGCTTGCTGGTGAACGTACCAAGCAAGACAACTCTCAGGGGATCGACAACAGCTCCGGTGTTGCAAAGACCATGGACTTCGAGCGCGTAGTAGCGCTGCTCAGTGCCAAGGCCGATGCTCTCGAAGCGGTTGAGTACAAGATGATAGAGGTGATCTGCGCCTGGCACGGTGAGGACTTCCCTGAAGACGCTGGAGATTTGGTCGTGTACCCGATCGAAAGCCAATTCGATGTCCGCACCATGTACGATGAGTTGGACACTGCGATGAAACTGCGACTGATGGGTCTCCCACCACTCGTGATCGAAGAGCAAGTGAACCGCCTGGTAGCGAAGTTGTTCCCAGACTTGTCGAAAGACGTTGTAACCAAGATCAAAGCTGAAGTGAAGTCCTGGTCCACTGAGCCGACAGAGCAAGAGAAAGCTGCTGCGGCTACATCCGGGACAACCGCTGCCAGCAAAACTGTAGAGGAAGCCAAGCGTAATCGCTCCGACGCCTCTCAGAAGAAAAGTGATACCCAAAGCCGAGAGACCGGCAAAACCAATGGCTAAGTGAACAGCCAGGAGAAATGATATGCCCCGTAATCTTTTCAAGCTCTTAGGTCGTGCTGGCGTTTATCTCGAAGAAAACAAAGGTGACGGTAATGATCTTGGTGGTGGCGCTGAGCCTACTGCTGAAGAACTCGCCGCAGCAGAGGCGAAAGCCAAAGCTGATAAAGAGGCCGCAGATGCTGCCGCTTTGTTGGAAGCCGAGAAGAACAAGCAGAACCAAAGTGGCACCGGCAAACCCTCTGATGCAGAAGCGAAACTGCTGAAAGAGTTGATGGCACTGAAGGCCAAGCAGAAAGCTGCTGACGACGAACTGAAGGCGTACAAAGACGCTGCCGGCGAGTCCAAACCTGAAGAGCTGAAGGCGTTGATCGAAGCGAAGAAAGCCGCTGAGCTGACTGCCCTCGAAAAACGCGGTGAGTACGACCGCATCCTGGAGCAAGTGAAGACCGAGCACGCAAAGGCGATCGAAACCCTGACCGCGCAGTTGGCTGAGAAAGAGCTGCTGCTGGGCCAGAAGGACGAGACCCTGGTGAATTTGACCGTAGGCCGCTCTTTCAGTGAAAGCGCGTTCATCCGCGAACAGTCCCTCCTGCCGGCGAGCATCGCCCGCAAAGAGTTCGGCAACTTCGTGGACATCGTTGACGGCTCGGCTGTCGTATATGACAAGCCACGCGGCGCAACTGAGCGTACCCCGCTCGTTAATGCCGATGGCAAGCCAAAGTCGTTTGAAGATGGCATTGCAGCGTTGTATGCTGCACACCCGGACGCCGCTGCGATGATTCGCGCTAAAGGCAAGCCAGGTGCAAATTCGCAGAATGTGGATTTGGGCGGCAAAAAGCCAGACCAGCAGAACAACGATGCACAGCTGACTGGTGTCGAACGAATCGCGTTGGGTCTGAGCAAGAAAGCGTAATCAGCGAGGACTTGAAAAGTCGGGGCTTGCTGAGACAAGGTAAAGAACCCATTCGTTTTGCTATAGGAGTTTCACCATGCCACTGTTGCGCGCTGTAGCCGAAAAACTCTCCCAACAGGAGATGCTGCGCGGCGTTATCGAGGAGATCATCTACCGTGATGACCTGCTCGCGCTGCTCCCTTTCACCCGTACCGACGGCAAGTCGTTGCTGTACATCCGTGAGCTGACCAACAGCGAAGGCGCATTCCTCGACGTCAACGACGTCGTGCCAGAAGGCACCTCGGACGTGCAAGAAGTCGTGACTCGTCTGCGAATCATCGCTGGCGACGTTGATGTCGACAAATTCATCGACGAAACCATGAGCGACAAGAACAGCCAGTTGGCTCTTCAGATCGCCATGAAAGCCAAGGGCCTGGCTACCACCTTCCGCCGCGCACTCGTGCAAGGCAACAGCACTGTCGACACCAAGTCGTTCGACGGCATCGCGAAACTGGTTGCTGATACCGGCAACTTCTTCGACGCTGGCGTTAACGGTTCGGCTATCAGCCTGTCCATCCTGGACGAACTGATCGACAAGCTGATGGGTCGTCGTCCAGACGCTCTGATGATGCGTACCGGTACTCTGCGTGCCCTGCGTGCTCTGTGGCGTGCTGCTGGCGGTAACAACGGCGCCATGCTGCAAATCGACAACTTCGGTCTGTCGGTTCCTCAGCACGATGGCATCCCGATCATCCTGAACGACTTCATCCCTGTCGTTGCTCAGGGCACCACTCCAAGCACCTGCTCGGTCTACGCTCTGCGTCTGAACGAAGCTGATGGCCTGCACGGCCTGTACGGTGGCGAATCTGCTGGTATCCGTGTCGAAGACATCGGCACCGTGCAGAACAAAGACGCGACCCGTACTCGTCTGAAGTGGTACTGCGGTCTGGCTCTGAAGTCCACCAAATCGCTGGCTGCCGTTCGCGGTATCACCAACGTGTAAGGTGGCAGGTTGCCTCGGCAACTGCTATAAAGGGGGCTCGGGAAACCAAGCCCCCTTTTTTACATTCTGAATCTGAGGAACACTGAATGAAAATTCGTCTGCTCGACCCTGGCTTTGCAAACTACACCGGTCAATTTGGCCACGTCGAATTCGTTGATGGCGTTGCTGAAGACGTTTCCGCTGCTGAAGCTGAACGCCTCGCTTCGATCATCGCTATCGAGAACGTCGACACCGGCGAGAACCCTTCGGTCACTCAACGTCTGGTCGACACCCTGAACAAGAGCGCTGAAGACCTGGGCATCTCGACCGCCGAAGTGCTGGTCCCCGTGCAGCCTGATCCGCAGCCTGTTGTTCAAGACCCTGAAGTTCTGAGCGCACCGCAGACCACTATCTCCACCATCGACGGCGCCAACAGCGGTGCGAAGACTCTGAGCTACGACTTCACCTCTGACACTCTGGCTGCGCTCGCTGACGCACAAGGCATCGCCGGTCTGCGTGGCTTCGCTGAGCAATACGATGTCAACGGCCGCAGCATTCAGGGCATCATCGACGCTCTGCTGGTTCTGAAAGACACCTTCAACAAGCCTGCTCAAGACCCGACCGAACCTGAAGTCGTTGTCGACGGCGACCCGGTTGTTGAAGAGCCTGTCGTCGAAGAGCCTGCTGAAGACCCGACTCAAGAAGTTGATCCGGTCGACGCCCCAGAAAGCGAAGAGCCTCCTGTCCTGACCGAAGTGGTCGAGCCAGAACCAGAGACCCCAGCGCCTGAAGCTGAAGTCGTCGAAGAGCCTCAAGAGCCTGCTTCTGACGAAGCTCCGAAGGAGTAAGGGAAATGGCAGACGTTCTCAAGAGCGGTTCTGCCATCACTCTTCAGGTAACGCCAGGATCGGCAGGGTTTCCACAAACTGCCGATTCCGTCCATCTGAAGGTAGTGATTGGCGGCGTGACTACCTGGGAAGACCCTACCCCGATTCTGTGGGCAGACGCGATCCAAGGTGTCACATTCCCAGCAGCAGCTTCCACCATCACTGGTTGGAACGCCTATGCCAAATTCATCATTGCCTGGGACGGTGGGTTCGTCACCACCCCGGTGATCATCGAAGCAGATGACATTCTGCGGGTTCTGGAGAACAGCTTCGGTACCTGGGAAGACATCGAGCTGAAGTCCCGGTATATGGTCAACATGATCATGTTCAACCTGGCCAGCGAAGATCAACAGAAGGCTGCGCTGATTCAGGCGTATCACAACATCGGCGACGTACACGTAGACTTCTGTCCTCCACACCGTCGGGCTCGCTATCAGCCCCAGAACCGTATGTGGGACGAAGAGGGTGTATTCGAGAACTCCGGTCTTCACCGAGTCTTCTCGACTCGTATGCTCGATGAAGATCAATGGCTGCGCGTAAAGGATTGGCAGAAAGACGGGCTGCTCAAGGCTCAGATCATCGAGGCAAACTTCCTGCTTTCTGATCAGACGCCAGAGAAGCAACGTCTTGCAGGTCTGCTGTCTCACAGCGCCGGCGAATCTGCTCACTTCTATCGCACAACCAAACCTCTGGAGCTGCCAGTATGTCGGGCAGCAGCACTGGCATTGAAAGGGATCATCAGCTATGTCACTCGTATCGCCGGATAATTCCGACATCACCAACCGAGTCGCCCGTGTAACAGCGGGCTACACCCAATTCCAGAACACTCTTCGCGGTTCTATCGCTGTGATTCTCACCGGTCTGGGCAATGGTACCTACACGATGGTCAGCATGAATCAGGCAGTCGAGACGATCGGTCAAGACTATCTGAACGCTGTTCGTTTGCAGACTCTCGAAGACCTTGGGAAGATCGCTGAGAACGCGCTGAAGACGTCCAAAGCAGATAGTGCTACCGATGTGAGTTCGAAAGCGCTTACGACTGCTGAGACGCTTCACAGGGGCTTTGCCGCCGATGTCGAAAGCTCTATTGAACTTGCAGTGTCGCGCGATCTTAAAACGTCCCTCGAATTCATCAGAACCCAGTTGATTGCAGGTCGTTTTGTAGCGACCACCGCACAGCTGACCCATGACGTGAAGTTCGAAGTCAGGGGCAAGATGACTCTGGCGTCCGAAGAGTACGTTCGCAGGCAAATCAACTTCAACTACCGGTCCCTGTACAACTCCCTTTTGCAGTTCGTTCTGATCACCCGGAACATCGACGAAGCCGTTATTGACGGTGGTAGTCACGACGGTGAGAAGGTCGACTTGATGGAATTGAACCTGGATCAATCGAAAATCTTCCACCACAACTCGAAATCTCTTCTCCAACCCCTTGACGTAGGCATATAATGTGCGCCATGAGCGCATTCATTCCTACGACTGTCGGGTACATTCAGCAAGCCGGTGTCGACTTTACAGTCACCGGCAAGCGTTCCTACAGCGCACCAGTAAAGGTTGGACTGTCGATCGTCAGGGTAACTGACGGGGTACAGGCTACTTCCGTGCGTGCAGATACATCGGGTTCGAAGTCGTTTGCCGACGAAAGTGTCGAGCAAGGTCGAGCCCTGTATCACCCTCGTGGTCCCAAGCCGAAGATCAATGACCTGCTGATCGTGAACAACGACCGGTATGAGGTTCAAGGTGTTCGTCCGGTCTACGACATGTACGGCGGTGTCGACCACTATCAGCTGGAGCTGACCACATGGGTCTGAAGATTCGGAACCTGGCAGATGTCAAAGCCAGAATTTCTCGTACCGAATCCAAAGTCATGGCGAACTCCCTGTCTGCGATGCGTGCGATGGCCAAGCTGGTCGTCGAACAAGCCAGAAAGAATGCCCCAATCGATACTGGTGATCTTGAGAAAGCCATTGTCGCGGTAGAAGAGCGCAGCCGTAACGCTCTCGGTCAGTTTGGCCAGATCACGATCAAGGTCGGCGTAGACGTTGACCTGCTTGATCTTGGCAATCACGGTGGGTATGACTACTCGATTGCGATGCACGAAGACCCGAACTACAAGCTGGGTCCACGCTCTCGCATCAAAGAGGCTCACCAGTCGAACACCGTAGGCTACAAGTATTTGCAGCGAGCCCTGGATGAAACCCAAGATGCGGTTCGTCGAGGCGTAGAAGACGCGGTTAAACGGAGCATCAACTGATGAAACTGGAAGACGCTCTGATCACACGAATTGCAGGGTCTGTCACAGGAGCAATCCCGGGACGAACTCTGTTTCACTCTCACATGCCGGCCGAACTCAACATCGGTATTTTGGTGATGACACGGGTACAGATTCTTGTTGACCCGTACACCGGTATGCGAAAAGGCACTTTCCAGGTAATCTGTCGCGATCTTGAAATTGTTCCTGCCCATGACCGGGCAACGAGCTTGATCAAGGCGATCGTAACTGAAGGTGTGAAAGTGGGCGAGGTGACGTTTAACTTCATCAAGCCTCAACACGAACCACTGGTGTTTCCACGCACCGAAGGCGCTCAATTTGAGGCAGCCGTGAATTTCAACTTTGCAGCTCACTGGGAGTAATCCGAAATGGCATCGAGTACCGAAAACATCCGCATGGGCACTTGCCGCGTTCTCTTCGACGGCATCGACCTGGGCTTTACTACTGGCGGCGTTGAAGTCGCGGTAGCAACTACCACTCACGAAACCAAGGTGGACCAGTTCGGCGATACCGTCGCCAACGAATACATCATGGGTCGTACCATCACGGTCACTTGCCCGTTGGTGGAAACCACTCTGGAAAACATGGCGACCATCATCCCTGGTGCGACCCTGTTGACCGACAACACCAACCCTCAGAGTCCGAAGAAGAACGTTGTCGTTACTTCCGGTACCGGCCTGTCGCTGCTGGATCGAGCCAAGGCTCTGACCCTGCACCCGATTGCCAAGGCGGACACCGACAAGTCTGAAGACCTGGTTATCCCTCTGGCTGCGACCGCTGGCGCGATGAACTTCGCGTACAAGTACGATGCCGAGCGGGTCTTCAACTGCGAGTTCAAGGGCTACCCTGACTCGGACACTGGTATCCTGTTCACTTACGGCGACAAAACTGTTACCGTCAGCAAGCCGTAATACCACGCAGTACTCAACCTTAATAAGCGCCCCTCCTTTGGGGCGCTGCATTGGAGCAAACTCATGGACCTTCTGAATCTTGACGAGCTGACCGAGCTGAACCGCTATGTTGCAATTCGCGGTGAGCAGTACCAGATCGTCGAACGTAGTGTTGGTGTTCTGCTGGACAGCATGAAGGTTGCGAAAGCAGCTCAGCAAGCCGGCAAGAACAAGACCACCAACGGCAAAAGCGAAGAAGTTTTCTTCGAGAACATGATCAAGACCATCGAAACGATCATCCCGGATTGCCCGAGCGCCGTAGTACGTGGCCTCACCATGCAACAGATGTTCGCAGTGTTCGAGTTCGCCAACCGCGATCCGAACAAGATGGCTGAAGAAGCAGTGAACGCCCAGGCCGGCACTGTCGAATCTGATGGCGCGATCCACAGTGAAGTAGAAGCCCCAAAGAGCTGACCGTCGAAGCGATTGACTTCTCGTTCCTCTTCTCTCGCTTCTGCTGGTTTTACGGATGGACGGATACTCATGTGCTGGCAATGCCAGCACGTAGGTTCTGGATGATGGATAGGCAGATCGGCCGGATTCAAGCGGAGCAAGAGATTCGCAGAATCCAGGGTACGATGCTCACCAACCCTCCACAGAGCAACGAGCAGCTCCAACGGATCACTGACTACATGGGTCGGTTAACGTTGGAAATCGGCGAGAAGGTAACGATTCGGCGGAATGCAATTGTTGCACCTGAACCCGGAGCCTCCGCCAAATTCGCTAAACTATTAGGATAGGCGGGGTTCAAAATGTCTCTTGGTACACTGGTACTCGATCTGCAACTGAACGGTGGCCAGTTCACCGTTTCGTTGAATCAAGCAACTGGGGCTCTTTCTCAGTTCGTCATGGGTGCCAATCGCGCCAACGACTCCATTCGAAAAGCAGAGGGTGGCTTCGGTCAGTTCGGCAAAATGCTGAAGGACACCGTAGTCACTCTCGCGCTTGCTCGTGACGCATTTCGAACCGTCTCTGAAGCCACAATTGGTTGGCAGAAGACGATCATCGACGTCAACGCCGACATGCAGAAATCCATCCAGCTCATGAAGTCGTTCTCCAAAGAGACTGACCCAGTGAAGGCTGCGGCCGCTGCAATGGTCGACGTGAACAACCTGCTGAACAAAGCCTCTACTTCCCCGTTCTCTCTGAAGGCGATCACTGACTCGTTCGTGAAGCTTCGAGTGTCCGGTATTCAACCAATCGAACAGGGCTTCAATGCTCTGATCGACGCCGTTGCACAGTTCGGTGGTAACGACGAAGCCCTGAAGCGAGCCTCTGTTGCGATTCAACAGATGGCCGGTAAAGGTGTTGTCTCGATGGAAGAGCTGCGTCAGCAACTCGGTGAGGCCGTTCCTACCGCGATCCAACAGATGGCTGATGGCCTGGGCGTGACCTACTCTCACCTGGTGAAAGAGATTTCTCAGGGCAAGGTGAAGTCTGAGCCGGCGATCGTCGCGATGTTCCGTGAGATGGAGCTCGAATCGAAAGGCGCTGCCGCTTCGATGATGAACACCTGGAGCGGTGCAACTGCGCAACTGGAAACCTCTTTCAAGAAACTGCTGCTGACCATTGGCGGGTTCAACGAAGGCTACGGTGAAGACACCTACATGGGTGGGATGACCAAAGCCGTCAAAGAGCTGACCTCTATCCTGAGTGACCCATCGACTCAAGCTGCTGCTAAAGAGTTCGGCGCTGGGCTGACTCAAGTGATGGCTGCTGCAATCGAAGGCATCAAATGGATCATCGAATACCGGGGCGCAATCGTTGAGCTGGGCAAAGCGTTCCTGACTATCTACGCCGCAACCAAAGCTGTAACGATCATTCGTTCGCTGGGCGCTGCGTTCATGTCGCTGATCCCTCAAGCTATCGGTGCTGGGAGCGCTGTCAGCAAGTCCTGGACCCAAATGACTACTGGTATCGGTCAGTTCGGTGCGGGCGTCTCAGGGATGCGTACAGGGGCTACCGCAGCTACCGGCGCAGCTACTGCTCTGCGTGGTGTTCTCGGTACCATCGGTGGTGTTGCAGGTCTCGCTACTGGTCCGATCGGCATGCTGACCGTTGCTGTCGCTGCCGGTGCTTACTCGTGGTGGGAATACGAGAAGGCTGCAAAGGCTGGTATCAAGGCGATGATCGACTCCAAAGGTGTTGGTGCCGGTATCGCTGAGCTGGAGAAGATGAACGCCGCGGTTGAAAAGAACCAGAAGACTATCGATAGTCTTGAGAGCGATAACTCTTTGGCCAATGGTGAAGGCAAGGGCATCATGGGTTGGCTCGCCAAAACTCTGGACACTGGTCAGTACATCGACACTGCTGGCAATCAGAAGACAATCGATGCCCTGAAGAAGCAGAACTCTCAGCTCGGTGACTCGATCATCCAGGCTCAGGCGAACCTTGTCAGCAGCACAGCGAGCGCTGAATTTGGTGCCGCCAAGGAAGCTATCAGCGATGGCATGGTCACTGTCGACAAAGAATACCGCGAGTCGAAGAAAGCCTGGCAACAGACTCTGGTAGATGGCGACAAGTCCGGTAAGTCGAAAGACGAATCGTTCGTTGCTGCTGCCGCGAAGACCAAGTTCGATCTCGAAGCCAAACGTATGCAGGCTGAGTACGACCTGTATTCGCAACAGATCGACAAGGTGAACAAGCAGATCGAATCCAAGTCCGAGACGACCAAAGATGGCGCGACCATCGGGTTGACTACGGATCAGCTTGCTGCCAAGAAGAAAGCTCTGAACGAACTGATGGATGCTCAGGGTCTCCTGGGTGATCAACAGGTCGCTCTGATTCAATCCGCCAAGACTTTCGCTGACACCAAACTGGACGGCGCCGGCAACAACAAGAAAGCCGCTTTCGATGGGCTGACTATCTTCGTCGATGGGCTGCGTAAGAAGCTCGCCACGCTCGATGCGAAGGTTGAAGAGACCAACCCCTACCTCGCTCAGTTGGAAGCCACTGTCGAGTCTCTGGGCGGTACTCACTTGCCGAACTTCGACAAGGTTCTTGCAGACGGTAAAGCTCTTGCTGCTGCTGCTTGGGATCAAGAGAAGGCCAAGAACGCTTTGACCTCGGCGAACAACGTCTACAAGGATTCGATGGAGCGTATCCGTCAGATCGAGACCACCGCCAACAACAAGCTGAACAAGGCTGAAGAGAAGAACCCATGGGAAAGCGCAGCAGCCGATGCCAAGCGTTATGAGGATGAACTCGACCAGCTGATCATCACTATGGAAGAGGCCAAGAAGAAAGCGGCCGACGCTCAGGTTGGTGACGGCGGTTCTGGTCAGCTTCAGAAGCTGCAAGAGGATGCTGTGAAGGCAGCCGCTGCGGTTGAGACCACCCGGAACGCTCTTGAGAAGCTGAAGGTTTCTGACACCGCCAAGAAGATGCAGGAAGACGCCAACTCGATTGGCGATGCTCTGATGACGAGCACTGACAAAACCAAGGCGATGTACGACCGTCAGACTGCCTGGGCAGATGAGTTCTACGCCAAGCACAAGGACCAACTCAACAGCGATAGCGTTGCTCTGGCCAGCTACAACGATTACCGCAACAACCTGACTGCGCAGTTCAATCGTGATACTGAGTCCGGTCTTCAGACATGGATCCGTGCCAACAAAGACGCCACCGACCAGTACAAGTCGTTGTGGGGCTCTGCGATGGACAAGTTCACAGACACCATCGTTGATGGTCTCGCTGAGGGCAAGTTCGAGTTCAGCGACTTTGTGACCTGGATTCTGAAAGAGTTCCTGCGCATTCAGGTCGCCAAGCAATTGGCAGCTGCTGCTGAGGCTACTTCTGGTTCGAGTGGTCTGTTGGGCACGATCGTATCTGGCGTGTCGAGCTACTTCACCGGGAGCGCTACTTCTGGTAACGGTCTCGCTGCTGGTTCTGCTGGCGCTGTTTCTAGCAACCTGGGTGCATCTCAAGCCGGTTACAGCAGCGCATACAAGTTCGCCAACGGCGGTATCATGACCGAGTATGGTCAGCTGGAGCTGAACAAGTACGCCAACGGTGGTATCGCAGACCGTCCGCAAGCAGCAATCTTCGGTGAAGGTTCGATGGCTGAAGCCTACGTACCACTGCCAGACGGTCGCAGCATCCCGGTCACTGTCAGCGGTACTGGCAGTTCGAGCACTGGAGCTTCTACCGGTTCGGTTCCTGTTACAGTCAACATCTACAACCAGTCCGGTGAGCAACAGCAAGCCGACAGCACGAGCAAGTTTGACGGTGAACAAATGGTTGTGGACATCATCCTCAAGAAAGTATCGCAACCGGGCGCTGTCCGTGATGCGGTCAAAACCGCTGCTAAGGGGTAAGAGACATGGCTGACGCACTGATGCCGGCAAGTCTTCAGAAAGGCCAGGACAGCAAGTACTTCTCGGTCGAGCAGGAAGACAACGCGGTAAAGGGTGAAACGGACGGCGGGTATATCAATGCCCGCCCACGTAACACTCGGCGCCCACGTCGAACTTTCACCACTGGATGGACCGACATCTCGCATGCGGTCTATCTGGAGGCGATCGCCTTCTACGATCTGGTTGGGACATGGAAGATTTTCACCTGGACTGACCCGACGACTGCAACGGTCTATCGGGTTCGCTTCGACAAGCCACCAAAGTGGAGCTATGCCGGTATGGGTATCGCCAAGATTTGGAGCTGCACGGGCGTTTCGTTGAAGGAAGTTTGACAATCACGCTATACTGGCGATCCATGAATTCAGACGGATCGCCAGATCGTGAAAAACCTCTCTCTGTCGACCATTGCCGATACGAACGCATTCCAGTCTGAGAAGGTCTGGTTGATCGCGCTCCAGATTCATGTGATCAACCACCAGACTGGCATCGAAGTCGAGCAAATTCGGGTCATCAACAACAACGAAATCGTGACCATTGAAGGCAATCCGTATGAGCCTTGCTCGTTCGATATCGACCTTCAAGAGAAGACCAACGAACTTCCCTCGATCACTGTGACTCTCCAGGATCAGGCTGAAATCATTGGGCCATACATGCACCGGTATGCCGGCGGTGTTGGTTTCGAAGTTGACCTGATGATCGTGGGCGCTGACTACGGCAACCCAACTGCAAGCGTCGAGCCTGAACTCGCTGAATACTTCGTCGTCACCAAGTCGAGCTACAAAGACTGGGTAGCGACCTGGACTCTGGGTGCAGAAAACCCTCTGCGTCGGATGTTCCCATTGCGTAAACAAGAACCAGATCAGTGCAGTTTCCGGTATAAAGACTCCAATACTTGCGGGTACACCGGTGGCCTGGCTACTTGCGACCTGTCTTTTGACGGTGCAAATGGTTGCAGAGCCCACAATAACACTCCGAATTTCGGTGGCTACCCGGGCATCATTGTGAGGTCTTAATCGTGGCTGAATATAAAGATTTGATCGGCATCCCCTTTGAGTACGGTGGTCGCAGCCTCGCTGACAATAAGCTCGACTGCTACGGGCTAGTAAAGGTGATGTCTGAGCGCAATGGGATCATGCTTCCCGAACGTTCTGTGAGCGAAGATCACAACTTGATTCACGCTCTGATGGCTTCACAGATGAATGTCTGGAAGCTACTGCCCGGCCCAAAGGAAGGTGCAGTCGTTCTGTTCAGGGTCAAGAAGCGCCCGTGTCACGTTGCCTACATGCTCAACGAGTTCGAATTTATCCATACCTGGGAAGACTCTGGTGGCGTCGTCATTGAACGCCTCAGCAACTGGGATCGCAGAATTGAGGGGTTCTATGAATATGTCGGTTGAGGTGGTCAAGCCCCAGGTTCGGTTTATCTATGTGACCAACCCGTTCCAGCCAGCAGACAACAAGGTAGAAATCAGCCAGGATTACGACAAATCTCGTAGCCTGGCTGATTGCCTTGGTCCGCTTGAGGGCGACTGGGCCGTATCCGTATCGGGGAAAGTGATCGATAAGGAGAAGTGGCCGGATATCTACCTTCACGAACGTGACTGCGTAGTCATCTGCCCGATCATCGCAGGCGGTGGTGGAGGTGGTGGCAAGAGCATTCTTCGTCTGGTAGCTCTGGTCGCTTTGACCTACTTCACTGCGGGCTATGGTGCTGCCGCTGCTGGCGCTATGGGTGTGACCTCGACTGCTGGTATCGCATTGGTGTCCGCGGGCATCATGATGGCCGGTACGATGGCTATCAACGCCTTGCTGCCTGCCGCTACCCCAAAGGTTGCTGCATCGGGTTCGAGCTATGACTCCAGCCCAACCTACGGTATCGATGGTCCGAAGAACATGAGCACCCGGAGCATCCCGGTGCCAGTCGTTTATGGCGAGACCTGGTTCTCTGGCAACTTCATTGAGTCATACGTCGACAACGTTGGTGACGATCAGTACCTGAACATCCTGATGAACTGCGGTGAAGGCCCGGTCAGCGGGTTCAGTGACCTTCAGATCAACGACCAGCCGGCGAGCGACTTCACGAACGTTCAGACCTGGTTCCGCGAGGGTACTCAGACTCAGACGATCATCCCGTACTTCGGTGACATCATCGTCCCGGTCAACCGTAGCGTGGAGATTACTCAGGACACCTATGTGAATCACAGCGTTACCGACGCCTGTGATCGCTTGCGTGTGGACTTCGTTCTGCCATCCGGTATCAACCAAGTAGACGATGAAGATGGTCTGCTCGGCTTCACTGTGACCTGGCAGCTTGAGATTCGCGTCGAAGGCGGTACCTGGGGTCCGTTCGTTGAGAACGCGGTCAACTCGAACATCAGTGTGGTCGGCAAACAGATGTCCGCCCTCCGTCGCAGCTACTACAGCGCCGTTCTTGACCGCAGCAAACGCTACGAGCTGCGCTGCATCCACACCCAATCTACCGATAACAGCAGTGTCAGCAACGCTGTGACCCTGACTGACATCAACGAAATCACCTTTGATGACCTGAACTACAAATACACCGCTCTGCTGGGTGTTCGAATCAAACTGAGCGAACAGCTCAGCGGCATTCCTGGCTTCAAGTACCTGCTCAAAGGTCGTCTGGTCCCCGTTTATGACGTGCTGACTGGTAACTTCAACGAGACCTGGACTGACAACCCGGCCTGGATCGCACTCGACGTTCTGATGAACAAGCGATACGGCGGGCAGATCAACGTCAGCCGTATCAAGATGGAATACTTCCGTCAGTGGGCAACCTTCTGTACTGCGAACAACCTCAAGTTCAACGGGGTAATCGATCAGCGCACGAACCTGTGGGACGCTCTGACCCCAATCACCAAGATCGGTCGTGGTCAGATCATTCGTGCCGGTACTCGCTTTCAGGTTTCTCTGGTTCGTCAAACCACGCCTGTGCAAATGTTCTCGATGGGCAACATCAAGAAAGGCAGCCTGTCGATCGACTGGTTGTCCAGCGATGAACGCGCCAACGAATGTCATGTCACCTACTACGACAAGTCTGACAGCGGCAAACAGAAGACTGTGATCGTCCCGAATCTCGCTGCTCGTGAGCGCGGTGAAGAAGCGATCCCTACTGAGCTGACTCTGTACGGCGTCGACAACGTTACTCAGGCTACCCGTGAAGGTACTCTGGCGATGAACATGCAGCAGTTGCTGCAAACCATCTCCTTTGATGCACCTATCTCGTCCATCGTCTGTACGCTGGGTGACGTGGTTGCAATTCAACACGACATGCCGGACTGGGGTCAGGGCGGTCTGACTGAGAGTGCGGGCAGCACTGCAAACGTACTGGTCGTCGATCACCCTGTAGACATGAGCCTGGGCGGCGACTACGTTGTTCGAGTTCGTCACGACAAGGTTCTGCAAGGTACTTGGGAAGTCGACACCATTGTCGGCAACATCGTGATCCCTACCGGCCCGTTCAACGTTCAGATGTTCGAGCGGTGGCGTCGTCTTGTCGCACCCGGTACCGGTGCTGACTATCAGATTCAAGAAGCGATCATCGACCAGTTCGGTCGTCATGGTCTTCGTCTGGATACCACTACCGGTCTGAAAGCGGGCGACACGATTCGCACATACGACACCGATGTCATTGAGACCCGTGCCGTAGCCTCTGTGAGCGCTGATGGTCTGCGAATCACACCGACATCAGCGTTCAGTGCTATCCCTGCCCCTATGAGCCCCTGGGCGTTCGGTTTGAACGGCAGCGAAGTAAAGATGCTGACCGTGATGGACATCAGCGGCAAGTCTGATCTGTGGCGCACTATCAGTGGCCTCGAGTACCTGAATGCTGCATACGATGACACCGTAATCGACTACAAGCCTGATCCGGTCAACACGAGCCCAACCATCAGCCCTGTGACTTTCTTGGGTTTCATTGAGCGCCGGTACCTCGTGGGTGCTTCGTACACCTCTGACGTCGAGATGACCTGGAGCAGTGTCGACCTGACCTACAGCTACGCCGACATCTACATCAACATCGACGGTGAAGGCTGGAAGTTGAAAGACGCGAACGCCTCTTTCTACAATCTGGTCGATGTCGCGAGCGGTACGATTCAGGTTCGTCTTGTTCCGGTCACAATGGAAGGCTTCAAGGGTTCGTTCGATAGCCAGCCGATCTACACCTACACCGTAGTGGGTGGAGTTCCACGCAACCCTGATCCACCCGTGAACTTCCGTCTGGGCACTGTGACTTCGAGCATCATCGAGCTGGTGTGGGGCGACTTGGATGCCTGGTCTGCGGCGCAGAACGTTTACGCCTACGAAATCTGGCACGCTGAAGGTCAGAACGCTGTGCTCGAATCGGCACAGATGTTGACCTCGACCAAGAACGATCACTACCCTCACATCGGTTTGACTGCGATGTCGTGGCACACCTACTGGATTCGGACCAGCAACGTCACTGCGAAGAACGCCAAGTCTGGGTTCATCCCAACTGGTGGTCTGAGTGTGCAGGTGAAAGACAACGATCCGTTCGGTCTGGTAGACCTGACTGACCTGGCTCCGTCTCTGCGCGAAGCGATCAACAGTCCTCAAGTCATCGCTGACCTGTCGACCATCATCGGCAACGCTGCGACCAAGCTTGAGAAAGCCGACGACGCTCAGAAGCAAGAAGTGTTCAACCGTGAACAGGCGATCGGTGATGTACAAGCCTCGATCACTGAACAGGTTGGCGTAGTAGTTGATGCGACCTCTGCAATGGCAGCCCGGGTTACTGCTCTCGAAGCGGGTACTTCGGCCGGTACTCAAGCCAAGATCGACGAGCTGACTCAAGTCGTGACCGACGCTGACAGCAGCCTGGCTCAGAAGATCACCTTGATGCAGGTCAAGTTCGCCGATGATCTGTCTGCTGCGATCACTGAAGAAGCCACCGCACGAGCTACTGCTGTGGGCGCACTTGCTCAAACCGTGCAGACCTTGACGACTACAGTGGGCGAGAACACTACTTCCCTTCAAGAAGTCAAGACTGTGACTGATGGGGTGAAAGCTTCCTACACTCTGCGGATCGACGTGAACGGAATCGTGAGCGGGTTTGGTCTTGCAACTGGTGAGGGCGGTACCAGCGAGTTCGCAATCATGGCCAGTCGATTCAAGATTTACGGCCCAGGCCCAGCAGGTGAGGTGGTCAAGACCGCGGTCTTCTCCATCGATGCTGATACCGGTGTTGCGTACCTGCGAAACGCTGTTGTGGGCAACCTTCAGTCTGACAACTACATCTCCGGCGTGTCGGGGTGGTGCCTAAAAAAGTAGGTTCCATCACCCTGGAATACGACCGGGGTGATGGTGTGATTGAATCCCAGGCGTTTGATTCCGAGTTCCAGAATGCGATTGTGATGGGCGACATCTCAGCAATGGAGGGGACCTTCACAGGTCGCCTCTCTGCTGACTCAATCGATGTGTTGGGCAATCTCCAGCTCGCTGGTGGGTCTGTAGCTGTCACACAGATCGACCAACGAGCGAGCTTCGGTGTTGCGGATGGTGCAGCTCTGGACTTTCAATACAAGAACGTGGCTCTGACGGTTGTAGAAGTACCGGAAGGCATGAGCGGGGCCTGGTGTGCGTGCGCAGTGCAGTTCTTCGTACCCGATATCGAGGGGAACCAGTTCAGGGTCAACTGGAGGTTCCTGTTCGATGGTACGACCTACTACACCAACGCCATCGCTGGGTTGCCACTTGGTTGGAACATGGTTGAGTTTCTGGTTTACGTTAGCGGTTCAGGGTCTCACACTCTGATTTGGCAGGTTCAGTGGGGTCGTTACTGGACCGGCATTGAAGACCCTCCCACTTTCGGGCCGCTGATCCAGAACATCACAATGAGGACGGACATGATCCGTAAATGACATGGTAATGGTCTTCGATCCAACCAAAAACTATGCCGAGTTTGGGAACGCCTTCATTCGAGGGCGTCTCAAAGGTGCAAACGGTGAGGCTCGCTTCAAGCTCACCGCCAACACTCTGAACGCGGTGAGCACTCTGAACATCAAGGGCGGTGCGGTGACGTACAACTTCGCTCTCAGGTATCAGGGTGTTCAGTCAACAGCGCCTCTTACTGGGACGTTCGAGGTTGTAGACAACGGGGTTTTCCTCGAATTTATCTGCTATGGTTCCGGCTGCACAGGGGTGATCATCGACGGCGTTCTTCAGCCGATCATCTCTCAGAAGAAGGTTTCTATGGGATGCATCCCCTGGAACATGGTCTTGCCAATGGCCAAGGGCACGCACACCGTTCAGCTTGTTCACCCAGGTACATCAGTGAGCAGCGACGGTTACATTTTCGTGAAGTACATCCGGCCGACGGGCTCGGGTAACGCATAGGGGTCAGCAATGGCTGGTGAAGCAGAGTGCCAATTCAACACGAACGTGTGGTTGCGCGGTCGTCTTGTAGGCGTCAACGGTGACTTCTCAGGTACGTTCAGCGCTCTCAACGTAGATGTGGCCGGCGCCCTGAACATTCGCAACGGTGCTGTTTCGGCCTACACCTCTTATAGCGCCACCGCATATCCCTCTCTACAGAAGGGGATGATGAAAACTCTGGAGTTCACGGTTCAGCAGCAGCCTTTCAACTCGATCATCGACATCACCATTCCGATGACCTGTGAGGTGTACTACTACCGCTGTGAGTTCCCAGCAAAAATCAGGTGGTACCGAAACAACGTGCTGGTCAAAGAGGACGACATCAATGACCTGTACACCCGGGGGCTTGGTGGCAACCAGTACAACCATCGAATCAGCTTTGCATCGGTGAGGCTGATCGACTTCGATGTGCCAGCAGATGCTGTCGTGACCTATCGCGTGGAGATTATCGACTACTACCTGTACGCTCGTGGCATGGGTACGATCCCGCTGCCAGGCAACCCAGGTGGTTACTCCGGCTACTACACCTACAACGGCGACGGGTTCACTTCTGACGCTGCGTACTGGAACAACCTGAGAAACCCCTCGTACCCGGACACTCAGTATTGGTACGGCGAACAAGGTTCAGGTGGTGTAGGTGCCGGTTATGCGATCAACTCGAACCACATCGTTGAAACATCGACCAACAAGTTCTCAACTCAGGCGATGATCAAGCCGAACATTCGTCTATACTTCAAGGGCAAAGCTCTGATCGGTATCCGCAAAAGGTGAAATCATGTTCAAAGGCACAATCTACAACGTCAACACCGGACTGATCGTCAGCTCTATGGTCTCCAGTACCGAAGAGGCGATCACTCTTCAGCTCACCCTGAACCCTGATCATCGGGTTTACATGGGCCAAGAGTTCAACAACGACCTGCATTACTTCGTTGATGGCGTTCCTGTATCGAAGCTGAGAATGCCTTTGACCATCAATGGCGAGATTTACGACCACAGCGGTGAAGAGCTCCAGTTTCATCCTGGGGACACTGTGAAGATCGAGGGCATCCCAAACGGTGCTCAGGTTATCTACCCGGGTGGCAGTCTCATCGTAGATGACGGCTTCATCGAGTGGTCTACCGATGAGTCCAACTTCTTCTCCTTCGTAATCGAAGCTCAGCCATACATGAGAGAAATTATTTATGCCAATTTTGTCCAAGCATGACCCTCTCAGCACTACGCCAGCTAGTGAAATAGTGATTCGTCAGCGTGGTGGTCAAGAAGAGTCTCTGGTTGATACTCAGTACGGCCGGCTTCAGTTCGATCTTGCGAGCGACCGTCGAATGAACTCTGTGCTGATGACGCTTACTCCTGGTGATGCAACAAGCGTCACTGAATGGAAGCTGTTGGACAACACCACAGTTACTCTGACCTATGAACAGCTCAGAGACCTGATTGAAGAAGCCAAGCTCGCATTTGGATTCCGGTGTCAGTACGTTTTCCCTATTGTTCAAGAGCTCCTAGAGCTGTCAAGAACAAAGGGTGCCACTATGCGTGACCTCGAATCACGGAAATGGTACTGAAGTAAAGTCTGGTGATACACTGTCCGCCTATTCAGGGGGACATTCTCGATGACCTGGTACACCACTGGCACCATCACTCTCGTCCAAAACAGCGATACAGCCACGGGTGATGGTACTCAGTGGCTCGAAAACGTTCGCTATGGCGATATTCTCATGGTGGCTGACAAGCTCTATGAGGTCGTCGAAGCAAAGAACGATGTCCAGCTGACACTGACGAAGCCGTACACAGGCGCGACCGTAGTTGGTCAGCCATACGCGCTCATTCGAAACATGACCAACGCCAGCAATTACGACCTGATCAAACAGATCGACACGTTGCTGACCGAGCGCACCGAGAATCTTGACCAGTTCGCTGCATGGATGGCCGGTACCGTAAATGGTGGCCCAGCAAGCGACGGCAGATACCCTCTGACCAACCGTGTTGGTTCGACCATTCAGGTCTACTGCCCAGCGAAGATGGCTTCTCTTGCAGGTGCTGATCAGACCGCAGCCATTCAAGCGGTAGCTGCTCAGGTCACCACGCTGAATACTCTGCTGTCCGACTATTCAGACATCGAGGCGAAGGTCGAAGCGTTCACAGGGATCACTCTGGAATCCCTGGGCGGTCAAGCATCGAGTCTCAAGCTGTCTTCCATTGCAGCTCTGACCTTCGATCCGCTGGGCAACGAATTCATGGTGTCGATCAACGACAACTCGTTCGCAAAGTTCCCTATCAGCGACCGAGCGCTTTCTTTGCTCGCTGCTGAAACCCCTCAGCTGATGCGTACAGTGCTCGGTATCGCGTCCGGGGGTTCAGGTGGTGGGTCAGGGTCGGGTGGAGAGCCCGGACGTCGCGTAGCTATCATTGGGACCTCCCTGTGCCAGCTGTGCAACTACGGTACCGCGACTGAGCTTTCTCAGACCAATCGTTCCTGGATCGGCTGGGCGATGACGCTCACCAATCAGCGCATGATCATGCCAATCTGGCGTGACATGAACCTGTACCCGGGTTGGGAAGCAGGTAGCAACGTCGGTACTCCTCGTGGGTTCCGCGGACTGAACGCTGGTGTGTCGAGTGACCACTCTGACAACATCTTGAACCGAGCGTCGTATCTGGTAGCCAACGTCGACTGTGACTTCGTGATCATCGACTCCGGTATCAACGACATCGGTAACAACAGCCTGACCAGCGACGACATCGCTCTGATGCGGGAACAGACTGCTGACTATCTGCTGGCCAACGGCAAAACTGTGATCCTGCTGCCTCTGCTCAGCCCTGCTGCCGCTTACTACCCGATCGGCAGTGTCCAGCGCCGCAAGATGCAGCGTGTGAACAACCGTGCCCGCCAGTTCTGTCAGACCCGGACCAACCTGTACTTCTTCGATTGGACGGAGTACATGATGAACTTCAACGACCCCAACGGTCAGCCGAAGCCTCTGCACTCTGTAGACGGCCTTCACTTCGCCCCTCGTGGTGCGTTCGCTGTCGGTAAAGGGCTCGCTGACCTGTTCACTACCCTGCTGCCGAAAGCAGAGCGTCGTGTGTGGTCTCCTGAAGACCTGTACGACGGCACTCTCGATCCGTATGGCAACCTGATGCAGAACCCGTTCTGCTACGGTTCGAGCGGTACTCTTGACGCAGGTGCTACGGGCTTCTGTGCAAACGGTATGCGTATCGGTATCAACAGCGGTGACGGCAGCGTTGTAGGGAGCATGGTTGCTCGTGCAGATGGTCGTGGTCAGTGGCAGCAGCTTGTAGTCACACCCGGTACCGCAGAAACTCAAGCTCTGTTCCGCGTAAGCGATATCGTCAACACTCTGCCGGCCGGCACCTGGGTTCAAGCAAGCGCAGAAGTAGAGTGCGATGCCTGGGATGGTTGGAAGGGTATCAACATTCAGGTACGCGACCTTGCTGTTGGTGGGATTACTTGTCACGCCATGAAGGTCTATGATGGCTTCCCAAATACAGCAGAGACTTGGGCCGGCACTGTAGTAGGTCCAGCATTTCAGATCGTAGGCGATGGTTCACTGCTTCGCTGGCGCGTTGAAGCAACCTCTATGGCTGCTGCGACGGGCAAAGGTACTGTCAGAATTGGTGCCGTTGAGTTTCGCCCGGTCCAAGACCCTAAAATCATTGTGAACGCGGTGGTATAAGCATGAGCTGGTATAACGACGGCACTATCGCACTGACCTCTGGCAGCAAAGTTGTCATTGGTACAGAGACCAAATTTCTGAGCAACATCCGCAATGGCTCGATTCTGATGATCGAAGGCAAACTGCGGATCATCAACGACATCAAGTCGGACACCGAGCTTGAGCTGGAAGTAGCCTATGACGGGACTACTGGTTCAGGTCGTGCCTACGAAATCATCCGTAACTGGACAGACACGAGTTCGACTGAGCTGGCTATTCGGATCGATGAGTTCTTGACCGATCGCCAACGCACGATGGATGAGTTTGTTGACTGGGTAAACGGTACGTACAACGGTGGTGTCGGCAACGAGGGTAAGTACCCTCTGACTGACCGCTACGGTGTCGTCACGCTCGTGAAAAGCCCACAGCGAATGGCCTACGAATCTGGTGGTCCAGGTAGCGGTGGTGGCAGCGGTGCTGATCTGAAGGGCGCGAACATCTGGTTGGCCAGCGACTACGGTGTACTCGGTGGTTCGACCATCGATGAGACCGACAACATCAACGATGCAATCGCAGCCTGTGGTCAGGCCGGCGGTGGTACCGTGATCGTTCGCAGCCATAACGGTATCGACCCGATCTACATCAACAAGCTGATCTCCATTGAGTACAACAACGTCACCCTCAAATGGGAGAGTGACGTGACCTACGGTTCGGTTGGATGGCAGCGCATCTCTGGTGGTCTGGCTGAGATTCGCCGCCCGGGTCAGACTGAGCTGCTGAAGCTTCGAGCCAACAGCACGACTGATGCCAACGGCTACATGGTTCTGCCGATGAGAGCTGGTAACGGTTCGTTCTTGGTCGTGGGTGATCGCATCACTGTGCGTGGTCAGAACACCAAGTCAGGCGCCGTCATCGAGAAGCAAGTGACCACCGTAACTGCAATCAGCGGTGACGATGTGACCTGCTCGGATGAACCTGACTACACGTTCAAGCCGACCTACCCACTTTCTGACTACCCGGAAGACTTGACCACCGGTACCACAATCTCGATCAGCGTGTTCTCGGCGATGACTACCAACGTCAAGAACACCGATGTGATCCCGGTTGTCAGCACGACTGGCTTCTTTGCTGGTGACCTGGTGTACATCAGCGACAGCCGTACCGAGAAAGACATGATGGCTCCGGTTGTCACCAACCTGCTGTCTGCTGCGAACATGGAAATCTGCCGGATCGCTGCTATCGAGGGGAACAACATTCGCCTTGAACGAGCTGTTCGTCGTGAGTATCTGATCGCCTGGGGTGCAGGTGTAGTGAAGATGGATGCTGTGAAGAACAGCCACATCAAGCTGCGCAACGTGACTTGGGTAGGCATTCAACCAGACCGCAAAGCACACGGTGCAGCTATCAACTACGGTTGGGAATGCACCGTTCAGGTAGACGACATGTACGGCCGGGGTGGTCGCAAAGGGATCGGTATTCGTATCGCCTATGCCTACGACTGTCACGCCATTGGTTCGAAGGTCTATGACGCCTACAGCTTCGCATCTGCTGAAGGGTACGGCATCAGCCTCTACTACTCGACTCTCTGCACAGTGCGGAACAACATCTCCTCTGGGAACCGTCACAACATCCTGTTGCAGACCGCGACCTCGTGTGACGTGTTCGACAACACCTGCAACGATGACTACATCAGTGGCATCGACTTGCACGGTGCCGGCTCTGTTGACTGCCGAGTCATGCGCAACCGTATCTCGCGGTCGAAATCGTATGCAGACGGTGTTACCAACGGTGGTGCCATTCGTAACGGTAACACTGCGCACACCATCGGTGACCACCGGACTGTGATCGCTGACAACTACATCGAGGGCTACCTGGATACCAAGTGTGCGGCGATCGACGTTTCGCCAAGCTCGAATGGTGTGGTGGTTCGAAACAACGATATCGTGGACTGTGCAGTAGGCTTCCGTCACTACAACGTGGGCAGCGCGATCACGCCTGCTCAGTACAGCGACCGCATCTTGCTGGACAGCAACACCTACACCCGAGTAGCCAGCCCATACGGTCTGAACAACTACTCGAACTCGATCGTCACCGAGATTTATGCCATCAACGAGAAGTCCATCGAGAACAGCACCCACTTTGTCATCAAGGGTATCCCGAAGGTGACTATGATCGGCTGCAAGATCATCGCACCCAAAGCTGCTGCCGGTGGTTACGCTTTCGATATCAACGGGTCGACCAAGTTCATCGGCTATGACAACGTGGCCGGCGAAGCTGCACGCGGGTTCAAGATCACCAACTGCGTGTACGCCAAAATGGTGCGCAACTTCCTGGGCGATACTCTCGAAGGCATCGGCGTAACAGATGGTGGTGGTAACACTACTCTGCTGAACCTTCAGAACACCGATGTTGTTTCGGGTGGCGGTGGTACTGCGAGCCCTGCGAAGTTCACTCGCATCAACGGTACTCTGGCTGTGAACGCAACCTCGACTGACCCGGTGAACATCGACACGAACACCCCAAGCATCGCCAACGGTCTCACAGCCGTCTCTGGGGCCGTCAACGTCGCAATCGGGAGTCTTATCGAGGTGTACGCTTGCATCCCGTATGTGAGCTTGGGCGGCTCTACAGGCCCAGTCTCTGCGCACTTGTGGGCAGACGGTACCCGAGTAGCTTCGGCGATCGATCGGTTGACCGCTTCTACAGGTGCAGAGAACACCGGTGGTAAAGACTTCGTGCTGGTGGCCAACTTCATCGCCACCGAAACGGTTCTCGATTTGATCCTCAAGATCGGTCCGAACGCCACGAGTAACACGATCATGCTCAACAGCAAATGGAACGGGGCAAGTCAGCCCTACCTGCTCATCAAGGAGTTCCCGCAATGAAAAGCGAGTTCTTGACCAAGTTCAACGGCATTCAACTTGAGAAGCGTAAGTGGGAGATAGCCGCGCCCCTCAAGTTCAATGACGAAGTGTTCGGGCGAATCACAGCCGAGGTCGGTTTTCAGACTGATCTTGCGTCGATCAACTCGCTGCGCTACATCGCACCCCTTCTGTACGCTCTTCTCGTGGGCTACGGGAACGCCGCCTGTACGATTCATGACATGCTCTACAAAGAGGGACGGCTCTCTCGTAAAGCGTGTGACGAAGTGCTCTATCGTGCGCTTCGTGCCGAAGGTGTGGCAAAATGGCGTGCTGCCATTTTCTACGCCGGCGTAAGGGTATTTGGCGGCCGTTTTTACAATGATGACAATGGCTCCAACAACTCTCAGGCTGCTCAGGCCGTTTAATACGAGGAAAGCGCAATGCCAAATATGGTAGAGGATATCAATGTCGGAGGTACGTGGCTCAACGCTTCCGTTACCGCTGGCTACACGCCGGGCAAACAGATCGTTCTCCAGAACAAGGGCGTGTATTCGCTTTTGGTAATGGTCAAGTCTGACTCGCCTGCATCGAGCTCCATCTCGGGCTTCCGTCTGGGTCCGAACGAACGGTTTTCGTCCATCTTCAATGATACGGTCTGGGTTCGTTCTGAATCCGGTACCACCAGTATGGCCATCGCCTCCCTGGATAACGCTCTCGACAGCACTCTGCCTGCATCGGTTGCTCTCAGCGATACCGTACTCGACCTGGGTACCGGTGATACCAAACAGCTGACTGCAACTGTCTCGCCGGCCGGTGTCTCTCAGACCGTGACCTGGACTTCGAGCGATCCGACCATCGCAACCGTTTCGAACACCGGTCTGGTTCGAAGCCTCAAGAAAGGCAGCGTGTCGATCAAAGCCATCGCAACCAACGGTGTCTTCAGCTCTTGCGCTACCACTGGTACTCAGATCAAGGCTGTTACTCAGTGGAACTCGGTCAACAAAGAGTTCGATAACTTCGGTACCACTCAAGGTCTGTTGGGTTACTGGTCTCGTGTTCCTCAGCGTATCGGCGATGCTACCAAGCAAGTGCGCCTGTACTTCTACAACTGGATCATGAAAGACACCCGTAACGGCCTCTGCACCAACCCAGGCAACGGCAACACTGTTACCGGGTGCTCGGTCGAGTTCAACGGTATCGTCAAGCCTGTGACCTTCAACGGCGGTCGTACTCTGGCAATGGTGGATGGTGAAGCGGGCGTGTTCGCAGACCCACTGAAGGCAAGCGACTTCAACGTTACCTCGTTTCCGAAAAATGCCCTGATCACGATCAACACTCGTATCACCATCCCAACTGGTGGCGTGCTGGGTTACTCGACTCGTGAAAGCGGTCAAACCAACGGCTCGCAGTCGATGTACTACAACCCAGCCAATACAACTCTGTCGAGCATCGACGCAGCCGGCCTGGTCACTACCACCGGTACCGCTCCACAAAGCCGTATCGTCATGTACTGCCCGTTCGTTCTGGGTCTGCACGTCGATCAAGATGCAGTATCGGTTCTGGTTGAGGGTGACTCGATTATGGCCGGCGTGGGTGACGCTTCTGTTCAGGACAACATCGGTATCGGTTATGCAAACCGCATGATCACTGCTGCACAGGTTGCAGGTCTGAACCTGGGTGTTGGTGGCTCTCGCGCAATCGACGGCATTCTCGATCCTCGCTTCACTGCGCTGCACAAATACTGTACTCATGCTATGGTTGGCTACGGTACCAACAACCTGGAGCCAGGTGTCAGCACCACCGCTCAGTCGATTGTCGACATCATCAAACAGCGGATCGCTTCTCACCAAGCAAACGGTATCAATCGTACCCTGGTATGCAAGCTCACACCTCGTACTACTGCAACCGTTAGCGCCACTGGCTGGACCACTCTGGACAACCAAGTTGCTCAGGGTCAAGCTCTCACCAACCAGTTCAACACTCTGCTGGATACCTCTGGTTTCTACGGCGTGTTGCAGAACACCGCAGTTCGAGCACCAAGCAATTTGGACCTGTGGATTCCGAACAACACCCCGGATGGTTTGCACCCAGGTGGTAACGACAACGGTGGCGGTCATGCGAAGCTTGCCGTTCAAGGCACTTCGCAGTTCACTGCGATGATTGCCCCAGTGGCAGCGTAATCAAATAGACCGCAGGGATGCGGTCTCTATTTAAGAGGTCCAAAATGGCTGACATGATCGAAGATGTGGGAATCCCCCGAGACTGGGTGAACGCTTACACCGTCTCTGGTTTCACCGCGGGCTCAGCTCTCACCATCCAGAACAAGGGCGCATACCCTATTCTGGTAATGGTGAGAGTCGCGAGCCCTGCTGCCGGCAATCTCAGCGGCTTTCGTCTGACTCAAAATGAAACTTGGCAAGGCAAGGCTGGCGATACAGTGTGGCTGCGTGGCGAGGGCGGGACTTCGATGGTCTGTCTTCAGTCGAGTACGGCCAACGTCATCGTGCCTGAAAGCGTTTCTGTTTCTCCCAAGCCAATCAGTCTGACCGCAGGGTCTACTCAACAGCTGCTGGCCAACGTTCTTCCTTCCGGGTCGCCTCAAGCAGTGTCCTGGTCTACCAGTGATGCTTCTGTTGCAACCGTATCGACTGCTGGTCTGGTTACTGCTGTGCCTGGTGCTGCTACCGGCGCAACTGCAAGCATCACCGCCACCACTTCGAACGGTAAGACCGACACCACCGTCTTGACCATCGCTGCCACTGTTGTGGTGCCGGCAAGCGTCTCTATCGATCCAACCTCGGCCTCGCTGACCGCGGGTACTACCCAGCAGTTCACCGCGACTGTGCTGCCTGCTAACTCGACCAACAAGACTGTCACCTGGGCAACCAGCGACACCTCGAAGGCGACTGTCAACGCAAGCGGCCTGGTGACCACTGTGATCGGCGCTGTAGGTGCTGTTGATCTGACTGCGACCACTGTATCTGGCGGCCGTACTTCGAAGGTCACTGTGACCGTTACTGTTGCAGAAGTTGCAATGATGGCGACCACGTACAACCCAATCGCGACCGTCTTCACCTCTATCACCACCGAAACTCGCACTTCGATGCGTATGCCCGTCACCATTGCCGGCGCTCGCAAGAACTACGGTCACATGTTCCCTTGGTGGGCAGTCAAAGAGAACCTCACTCCGGTCACCAGTACCGGTTCGCAGAACGTGGGCAACGGTGTGACGTTCGAGAAGGTTGCGGTCGAGTACAACGGCGTCTCGATGCCCGCCTACTTCCCTGGCAACTCTCGTTCGGCTGTAGTCACTGACGGACAAGCAACTGACCCTGCTGCATGGGTGAACGCTGCTGACTTCGGTTTGACCGAGTTCCCGCACGGGGCAACTCTCGTCGTCAAGTTCGACATGACTGTTCCAGCAAACGGTATCATCCCGATCACTGACAAGTACCTGCCTGGCTTCACTGGCACCGTAGCTCAGTGCTGGACATATGACCCGGCTGCAACCGTTGTCTCTGACATCGACGCTGTAGGTGTTCGTACTCTCACCTCTGGCACTGCGGCAACCACTCGCGGCAAGTGGTTCAACGGTATCGGTATCGGCGTACCTGTCGACCCAACCGTATTGGCAGTCTGTGCATTCGGTGATTCTCTCGGCGCCGGCTTGAACGACGATGTGTTCCCACAACCATTCGGCCCTGGCTACATCGGTCGTTACCTGCAAGCTTTCACCAAGCCTGTTGCATACCTCAACCTGTGCGCTGTCGGTCGCTACGTTGTTCAGATGATCCCGGATGCTCGAATGACCCGTCTGGTCAAGCTGTGCAACCAGGGTATCGGTAACGGCGGTGCCAACGATCTGTTGTTTGGTCGCACTGGCGTCGTAAGCACCATGATCACTGCTATGAATGCCACCGTTGCTGCTTACAAAGCTGCGGGCTTGAAGACTGTGACCGTTCACAAAATGCCACCTGTCACCAACGACACGACCGGTAACTGGCAGATTCAGAGCAATCTGACCTACGCCACGAACTTCGAGCCGGGTGGTATCGCAGACGTCTTCAACGCCGCTATCGACAATCAGGGCTTTGACCTCGTTCTCAACGGTGATGAATGGCGTGATCTGACCGATCGCAACAAGAACCGCACCAACGGTACTGCGAAGGCGTACTGGAAGGACGGTATTCACCCTCAGAAAATCCTCAACGACATCATGGTCGCGGTCGAGAAGCCTGCGCTGGTAGCTCTGTGGGCAAACGGCACCACTACCGGGCGTTCGATGGAAGCTGACTTCGTTGCGAAGACCTACAAGCAAGGTCTGCCTCTCGCATCGAGCACTCTGTCTGCCATCGGTGGCGCTGTCACTCGCGCTTCGACTGCAACGTACTGGGACGCCGGCCTCTTGAAGACCGCTGCCGCGAACGTCGCACGGATTCAGACTGATGGTCTGATCATCGAGCGCTCTCGCACCAACCTCCAGATTCAGTCCAACAACCCTGGTGCTTGGGGTAACGGTGCTGCAACTGGTACTGCAAACGGCGCGACCGGTCTGGATGGGACCAGCTCTGCTTTCCTGGCGACCTCGGGTAGCAGCACCAAGTCTCAGCACAACACCACGATCCCGACCACCAATCTGCCGTACACCGCACAAATCTGGGTGAAGACTCTCGCATCCGGCAAGGTGTATCTGCCAGCGTTCGGTATCTACGACAAGGTGATCAACGCTAACGACGACACCAGCTACTACGACTTCGCGACCAACACGTTTGGTGCGGGCATGATGACAGGGTGGAAGGCAGACGTCGGTGGTATCTACGGCATCTGGACTCGACTGAGCATCACGATGGTCAACAGCCAGGCCGGGTCGATCTTCACTGCAATCTGGAAGCAGGACGCAACCGCTCAGATCACTTGGGGCGGCATGATGCTGGAGCAGTCTGCATCGCCAACCAGCTATGTTCCGACTACCACTGTTGCGGTGACTCGTGCAGCTGAAACTCTGCTGATCAAGAACGGCGAAGGCTGGTACTTGGGCCAGGGCACCATGGCTGCTGATGTCGACGACCTTGTTCTCGCTACTCAGAACACCAACGGCATCGCTGTCGAGGGTATCGGTCGGGTTCGTAAGCTGTCCTTCGATGTTGGCACCAAGTTCGTAGCCAAGCGTCTCAACGTCATCGGCATGAACCTGGCCGGCGCTGAGTTCGGCAGCAACGTACCGGGTGTGGCTGACACTGACTACTTCTGGCCAGCGCAGGCTGTCTTCGCACGCTACAAGGCTTACGGTATCAACCTGGTCCGAGTACCTTTCAAGTGGGAGCGTATCCAGAAGACTCTGGGCGGCGCACTCGATACTGCTGAACTGGCTCGCATGGTTGCCACCCTGAACCTCGCTGCTGCGAACGGTATGCAGGTCGTCTTGGACATGCACAACTACTTCGAGCGTCTGGTTGGTTCTACCACCTTCCGCATCGGTTCTGCTGATGTGACCCGTGCTCAGTGGGTAGACTGCTGGACCAAGATCGTTACCGCTGTACAAGGGAACGCAGGTCTGTATGGCTACGGTCTGATGAACGAACCGAAGGGCACCACCGGGTACGATGCTTCTCAGCAGTGGGCACCAGCAGCTCAGGCTTGCGTGACTGCAATCCGTGCAATCGATCCAACCACCACGATCTTCGTGGCCGGCGACGGTTACTCGGGCGCTCACGTTTGGCTGGAGCAGAACAAGACGTTCCCTCTGGTCGGAAAAAACCTGGTCTACGAGGCTCACTCCTACCTGGACTCGGACAACTCCGGTCGTTATGTTGACCGCAGCGAAGCGATCGATCCACAGGTTGGTGTCAACCGTCTCACCGTGTTTGCGAACTGGCTCAAGCAGTACGGTCAGCGCGGGATCATCGGTGAAATGGGTTGCCCTGCTGACATGCCTACCGCATTGGCAGCGCTCAACAACGCTGTAGCCTTCTCCAGCGCTAACAACATCCCACTGTTCTACTGGGCTGGTGGTGCATACTGGAGCCAGGGTCAAGAGACGGCCATCGAGTACAACGGCACTGTCCTCGGGCAGATGAACGTCCTCGACGACTACTTCAAGTTCGTCAACCAAATCGGCCCACAGGCCGTTTAACCAGCAGTGATTGCAAAAGCCACTTGATTGTGGCTTTTGCGTTATTATGGTCCGCACAATTTGGAGGGCTTCAAAATGGCTGACATGATCGACGACACGTCGGTACCCGTTACATGGGTCAATGCGCACACTCTTGCGGGTATTACCGCCGGCGTTGCGATCACTATCAACGTCAAAGGGGCCTTTCCTATCTTGGCGATGGTAGGCAACACAGCTCCATTGGAAGGCATCGCATCCGGTTATCGCATGTTGCCTAACACTCTTTGGGCTACCGATCTTGGAGACACTCTCTGGATCAGAGCCGAAAGCGGTATCACCACTGCAAGCATTCAGGAGAAATGAGATGCCTCTGAAGCAGGTTCTTCCAGTCGCCGCAACGATCACTGAAGGTGACGGGGCGTCCCAGGAGCAGATCGATCAGATCGCTGCCTTGGCCAACAACGCACAGACTGTAGCTCAGGCTGCATCGACTGCCGCCACCACTGCTGGTACTAAAGCCGACGCTGCGAAGACTGCTGCTGATGGCTACTCTGCTCAAATCACCGCAGCCGGCACGAAGGCTGACAACGCAAAGTCGGCCGCAGACGCCGCTGCTGCTGCTGCATCGACTGCCTCTTCAAAGGCTGACGCTGTAACCAGCACTGCTGCTGCCGCACAGACCACGGCAAACACTGCCAAGACCACTGCTGACACTGCCAAGTCGACAGCCGATGGTGCAAAGGCAACTGCTGACGGTCTGTCTGCTCAAGTCACTGCCGCTGGAACCAAAGCTGACAACGCCAAGACTGCTGCTGATTCGGCCGCTGCTGCTGCTACTACTGCTGGTACTAAAGCTGACACCGCCAAGACTGCTGCCGACAATGCTGTCTCGGTAGCAAACGGTTTCGGCTCTCGCATCAGTGACCTCGAAACAATTGAAGCCAGTTACACCGAACAAATCGCTGGTGCGAACGCTACGGCCAATCAGGCCAACTCCGCTGCTCAGAACGCTATCGCTATCGCCAACGATCTCGATGACTCTATCGACGCCGCGGTAGCTAAAGCCGACACAGCTCTGAGCACCGCAAACGGCGTAGATGCAAAGGCTACCGCTGCTCAAACCGCAGCGAACAATGCGAACACCAACGCTTCGACCGCACTGACTACTGCGAACGCCACCGCTACACAGGCCGGCGATCTGTCGACCCAGGTGACGAACCTTTCGAACTCGGTAACTCTGATCGGTCAGAAAGCAACCGACGCTCAGACAACTGCGAACGCAGCCAGCGCTACTGCGAGCCAACTCGATGACCGTATCGACGCTCACGACAGCCGTCTGGATGAAGTCGACACTCGTCTGGATGCTCTTGAGTCCAGTACTGGTGGCGGTACCGGCCCAGCGTATGACGACACTGCGATCACCGGGCGAGTCAGCACCCTGGAAACCGACAACACTACCAACAAGGCCAACATCGCGACTCTTCAGGCTGCTTCTGCTGCCGCGGGCGCTGCAATCCCGATGGAGTACCTTTCTGTCTGGGGTGACAGCCGTACCGCACAGAACTGGAACAGTGCTGGTAACGCCATCTTGGCCCGCGGGTATGGTTGGTGGGCAGAGTGCTTGTCTGGCCGAGTTCGTATGCACCTGAAGTACAACTTCGGTGTATCCGGTGACTCGATTCAGCAGCTCTTGGACCGCATGAACAACGACACTGCAAACGCCTCGGGTGTTAAGCCGTCTCAAGTTCCGCCAAGCCACGCTGTTCTGCACATCGGCACCAACAGCATCAACGCCGGTACCACTGTTGCAAGCTGCATGTATCAGCTGAACCTGTGCATCACCTGGTTGCTGAACAAGGGTCACACCGTCTACGTCGTATCGGAATGGCCTCGTGGTCTGACTGCAACCGGCAACGCCATGCTGACTGCTGACAACCAGAAGATCATGTACGGCTACGCTCGTGAAGTTCGCAAGCTGGGCAAAGCCAAGAAGGTCAAGATCATCGACGTATGGCCGGCAATGGCTGACCCTACCCTGTCAACTGCTCAGCCTCGTCTGAACTACCTGAACGGTGATGGTCTGCATCCATCGATCGGCGCAGGTTTCTTGACCGGTAAGCTGATTGCAAAAGCCCTGGAAGAAAACAACGCCCACAAGATCGCGTTCCCACCAGGTTCTCAGGACCTGTACGACGCTACCAGCAACAAGGAAGGCTCTCTGAGCCCCAACCCTATGCTGCGTGGTACCGCTGGTGTTGTGAGTGCTACAGGCGCTTCTGGTACTGCTCCAGACAGCTGGACTCTGACCCCTACTACCGGCATGACTGCTGTTGGTAGCCAGGTCATCGTGACCATGCCTGATGGTACCAAGCGTGAAGCTCAGCGCATCGTCATCAGTGGTACACCAGCAGCAAACGGTTCTGTGTACCTGCGGATTCCGAACACCACTCGTGCGAACGCAACTGGCGTCTGGTACGGCAAGATCAACGATGGTGACATCATCGAGGGTTGGGCTGAAATCATGGTGTCGGATGGCTTCACCAACATGAGCAACGTGACCTGCAACATTGCAGCCGATACTACCGCTCTGTCTGCCCTGGGTGGTACTTACACATCGGGTGGTACTACTGGTGACCTGCAATGGCCAGACAACTTGAAGCAAGCCTTCTCTGCGGTCATTCGATCGCCTGAGTTGGTCGTT